CACTAGCCTTTTGAGCTCTCGCAGAAGAGATAGCCTCAATCTCTGTGTTAATCTCTGTGCCCTTGATAAGCTTTGCAGGATTACCTGAAGCTAGGCCGTCCTTTGTAGCAAAGTTAGTGCTCTTTACATAGTTACTCATTATCGAGTCCTTCCTGCTTTACAGAATACGTCAATCTTTTGTATAGACAATTCAAAATCACTGATAACTGTCTCAATCCCTAGCTGAATGATGTTACCGGCGCCTCCAACCTGAATCTTCTGATTCTCAAAGACAATACCAGCAGAGTATTCTCCGATATTGTATTCAGCAATACCGTACTCAGCAGGATTCAAGTCACCTAGCGTCAGGAACTGAGAATTGTAGTTAGAGCTGTAATCAAACCCGTACTTCAGGATAACGTCAGCTCCATTGCCACCAATCATGGTGAAACTAATCTTCTTCAGAATCTTAATAGCCGTAGGAGAACCTAAGTCAAAGTAGTTGCTGTAGTAGCTCATACGGTAATCAGTGTTATTATCAATGTTACCAGTGTAGGAGCCAATATAGCCAGCAAAGCCCATCAGAAGCTCTTTAGCTCTATTGGCAAACAATGCAGAAGGAGTCAATGTCCATGTAGTTGTTCTAGCAGCTCCGTTTTGCAAAGTAGTTCTCATGTCAAAACAGTAGGTAACACCAGAGACAGGAAGTACCAAGAGATAGAAGGCATTACTGTCAGAATACACTGCACGGATGTTGCTCAAGTCCTCAATAGAAACTGCATACACCAAATCATCACGTACATTGGCACTCAAGTCTCGCAAAGGAGCGGATCTTTCCTGAACCACTCGCTTCATTGAGCGTACACCAGAGTCACTTAAGAAGATAATATCATCTCCAGTGACTTTGATGCTATCACGAGCACAGCAGCCAATACCGCTAACAGTATCAGCCAAGGACATATTAGTTGGATCATTTGCGCCCTGATAGATAAGAATCTGTCTACGACCAAAGATATACAAATAATTGTTATGAGCAGCAAGTCCTTGAATCTCATCAGCACCAGAGGGCCACACCTGAGCAACATTCAAGGTTCCAGAGGAACCAGTATTGAGCACATGCCCTGCCAGCAGATCAGAGAATTGAACCGTGTTACGATCAGAGGCCGTAGAAGCACTCCAGGTGCGTCCATAAGCGCTTACAACGCAATTAGATTGCTGCACCGTACCTAGGTATCCAGTCTTCTCAGAAACACGCCTATACGTGGTTGTAGACACCGCAGGATCGAACACCAGAGGATCATGCCCTTCCTGATACAAGTACAGAACCCCATTCAAGGGAGCCATTTGCCATTTATCGTTACTGATCGTAGGAGCAGAACCGCCACCGCCATAGGTCAACACAGTTAGCGTAGAGCCATTGAGCTTGAATAGTTTATTGTTACCTGCTGCAATGATGTAAGACGTACCGCTGTTGGAGATCAGTTCGCCAATAGCTTTAACGTTAGCAGTGCTCAGGTCAGAGTTAGAGGAGTGCTTAGGAAGCCAGCCTTTACGTGCTCCAATACGTCCAAACTTATCAATAACGCAATTAGAAGCTTGAGTAGCAAAACCAGCCTCCAAAGCAACAGAGGAATCCTGAGTGTTAACACCCATGAAACCAGGAGCTGCAATGCTGGAAGTTAGTAGTTGTTCAGACATTACGGATTCACCCAGACAATTTCTTCAAGGTAGCGATTACGCTCAATAGCAATAGCGTCAGCCAAAGCAAGACGATAAAGCTGGTAAGCTTCTGAGGACAATACACCTGAATCTTCACCTCGTTCAGCTATGGCTTTAGCGTAGGCTAACATGCTCACAAGATGATGAGGAACCCATACACGATCAGAATCTGCTGATAGATCCACTTGAGGGATAATCAGGTTAAATCGAATGGTGTAGGCTCCGTCAGGAATAGGATAGAGATCAACCTGAGTGTCTCCGTTAGAGTCCACACCGTTGAAGTTATAGTATGCAGGGACACCTTTACCGGACTCTACCAACAGAAACTGTTTATCCATCCATACGGTAGGAGCATAATTCAGTTGGAAGTTATTGGAGTCGTTAAGAATGTCAATGACACGGAAACGCTGTCCTGAACCAGTCAATACGTAATTAAAGACACTATCCGTAGTGGTGGCTGTTAGCGTAGTTGCCAAAGCATTCCACTCATGGGCGTCTTCTACTTCTCGTTTGGCATCGTTGACAAACACACCAAGCATTTTAGAATAGCTGTTGTCTTGCACAGAAGACACCGTAGGCTCTCGTAGCCTACGTAGTACATTATTGACTAGATCAAGATACGTAGCCATTTAAATTCCTTCTTTCTTTATTTGCTCAAACGTGCAAATAATACTTATAGTGCTTCCTGCTTCGCTGGTAGCTTTAACAGAATCTCCTTCTTCAAGGACATAATAAGCACTACCATCAATTTCTTTAAAATCTTTGGTGCTGATAGTGTAGGAATCAAGAATATAAATATCTGTTCCTGCGCTGGCATCTCTCCAAACTAAAGTAATATGCTTAGAAGAAGTAGACCTGTTGGTAATGTGCGACAAGTTCCACTTAGCATAATAGCCTGTAGGTACTGTATAAACCGTAGTCTCAGTAGCTGCTGTTAAGTTTAAACCAACGCTTACTTCTCTCATTTTTTCTTCTTAGCTTTATTTGTGGCGGTACGCTGACCACGCATGGGCATATTAGCTTCACTCATAGCGATTGCAACAGCTTGTTTACGATTCTTTACCACAGGACCGCCTTTACCGCTATGTAGAGTGCCTTCTTTGTACTCTCGCATAACTTTACCGATTTTCTTTTGTTGCTTGGTTTCCATGTTTAACCTTTATGAGTTAATGCTGCGTATACAGCTCCAAAGAAGGCTCCTACGATCAGGATAGGCTTTACAGCTTTTGCAAGCCACTCCAACACCGTAAATGCGCCAGAGGCAGCATTAAAGGCTTTAACCATGTCTTTGGTGTTGGAATCTATTTTGTCTACTTTCTGTTCAACTTGAACTAAGCGATCATAGATTTCTTTGTGGCTTACGTCTTCCATTTAGTCCTCTTTGGGTTCTTCTTTAGGCAACTGAGCCTCGGCCTGTTCCTTGATCTTTACAATCAAAGGCCATGCACCAGACTTAGAAGGAAGTTCCCCAAGAACATTCAAAATACCTTGGACTTCTTCAACAGACAGGTTAAGATTAATCATAAATACTCCTTAGTTAAAACCAGGAGCATACCATAATTTACCAAGGAAGTCCAGTGGCTTGCACCGGATTCTTTTGGAGCTCAATCTTCGCAGCAATAGCGNNAGGCTATCGTAAGCCACAGTAGGCTCACCAGTCCATGAAGCGGTAGAGTAAACAGAATCAGAGAATTCACCATCAGTGCCTACGCATTGCCAGTGAGCTACGGTTACGAAACCATTGGATAGGTTACGTTCCATCGGATTTACTGTCCATTTATAAGAGATTGACATGATGTTTCCTTTCAGTTGGATTCGAGTTGAGCTACGCGAGCGCGTAATGATTGAATTTCTTTCACAAGCATGGGAACCAGTTTAGAGTAGTCCACTGCCATCATTTGTTCTGGGTCAGCAGGTTGATGTACTGCCTCTGGAGCCACTGTTACCAGTTCTTGTGCAATAAAACCGTAACGCTGATGATTACCGTCTGATTTCCAGTCAAATTTACGAACTTGCAAAGAATCAATCAATGCCGATGCACTGTCAGCATCAACAATGTTTTCTTTTAGGCGTTGGTCAGAAGTAATGTTGTAAGCGGTTGTTGTGCTGTTATGGCTGATATACCCGCATTGAGTTCCAGATGAGTTAACAAAATTAACCTGTACGCCTCCGCCCGCATTTGTGTCTTGTATTGAAATGCCATTGGACGTTGTTCCGTTTTTCAACAGACTAATTGTTCCGCTTTGGATAACACTTGTAGTCCCCACTAACAAGTTTCCACTAGCATCCAGAGTCATTGCTTGGGTGAACGTAATAGCGTTACCTGCTGTGCCTGATGGAGCCACGTGCCAAGAAAAATATCCTGATTGTCTAAATCTACTTGCTAGGTCACCACTAGTCATGTAGGTAAATGTTTCATTACCTGATGATTTTGCGTTCCACAACAAGTTACCTTCACAAGCAGCCGCCCCATGTCCCGCCAATGACCAATAATTTGCACTAGAAGAAATGCTTATGGCTCGATAGGTTGAATCTTGTGTTTGAGGAGTTACTCCTAATCCAAGGTTGCCGGAGTGGTCTAACAAAAGCGTTCCAGCTCCAGAGGTGAACAGGATATTTGATTGCCCTGAAGTGCCGGTGTTTTGAATTAGCGACCAGTTGTTATTTGACCCGCCGTTGTCATTGATAAGAGAAATTCCAGTTCCGGTGACTTCAACTGACGCAGCGCCTCCCGACAAACGGGATGTTCGTCCAAACAGTGAGTTTCCAGTAGCGCGAAGCGTACCAACAACATCCAACTTATAGCCAGGAGAACTTGTACCAATACCAACATTGATACCACTTGCCGTGTATAGGCTTGTGGAGGTCAGGCGCATGGCTTCGGAGCCGCCAGCTTTCCAGACTTGATAAGAACCTGTGTATTGAAGAACTGCGGTAGTTCCGCTGTTGTCGGAATATGCAGACAATTCCCCCACGCCGCTACCGTATGTCAAATACGTTCCACCAGAAGCAGCGTCAAAAGCTGTCAAAGTCCCTTGAGCAATGTAATATTTTGTGGTGTTAACTTTGTTACCATCAAACGTAAGAGCAGAACCACTGGTAGCTACTTTAGAGCCGTTGAGGTAAAGCACACCGTTAGCAGTGCCGCCGGAGAGCGTAACGTTACTAGAAGCACTCACAGTAGTGAAAGAGGCTGTAGAAGCAGTAGTGCCTCCAATAGGCGTACCGTCAATAGCACCGCCAGTGATAGCAACAGCACTGGCTTCCTGATTACCTAAGCTACCCACCAGCTTGACAACAGAGCCTCCATTGTCTTTGGTGTACAACTTCTTGTCAGTTACGTTGACAGCCAGTTCACCTTTAGTGAGATCCCCTGCTACAGGTGCTGAACTAGCAGTAGAACTATTTTTAGTGATAATTGTGGTCATATTATTTCCTTAGTAGGTTCCACCATTGATTGTTGTTACATAACCTGCTGCTTCAGCGGCACTAGCGGCTGCTTCTGTGGCGCTAGCGGCTGCATTGGTGGCGCTGGTGCTAGCAGCAGAGGCACTGTTGGAGGCGTTAGTAGCGCTGGTGCTGGCGCTAGAGGCACTGTTAGAGGCGCTAGTAGCGCTAGTGGCAGCATTAGTGGCGCTAGTGGAGGCACTAGAGGCACTAGAGGCAGCGTTAGTGGCGCTAGTGGCTGCATTGGTTTCACTGGTTGCAGCAGCATTCTTAGAGTTGGTTGCGCTGGTGGCACTAGCGGCTGCGTTAGTCTCACTTGTAGCAGCATTGGTGGCGCTGGTGCTTGCTGAGGTAGCGCTAGAGGCCGCTGCTGTGGCACTGGTGGCAGCATCAGAAGCTTTAGTGGTAGCCGTAGATGCTGACGTAGAAGCGCTGGTAGCGCTAGAGGCAGCAGCAGTGGCACTAGAGGCTGCGTTAGTGGCGCTGGTGGCAGCATTGTTCTTATAGGTTAGTGCATTACTCTCGCTAGTAGCAGCGTTAGTAGCACTTGTTGAAGCCGAAGAAGCGCTTGTTGTTGCACTGGAGGCTGACGAAGCAGCGCTTGTTGCACTGTTACCTGCATTAGTAGCGCTTGTAGAAGCATTTGTAGCACTCGTAGAAGCCGCTGAAGCACTGGATGCTGCGTTAGTTTCACTAATAGCAGCGTTAGAGGCACTGGTGGAAGCCTCTGAAGCCTTGGTTGTTGCTGTAGACGCGCTAGAAGACGCATTAGAGGCACTTGTTGAGGCTGCTGAAGCACTAGAGGATGCTGCTGTGGCGCTTGTGGATGCGTTAGTGGCGCTAGTGCTTGCCTCAGAAGCCTTCGTGGTAGCTGTAGTGGCGCTAGAGGATGCACTGGTGGCACTAGAGGCAGCGTTAGTGGCACTGGTGGCTGCTTCTGAGGCTTTGGTAGTAGCTGTGCTGGCGCTAGTGGAGGCTGTTCCTGCGCTTGTAGAGGCGCTAGAGGCTGCTGTAGAGGCGGTAGAGGCACTAGAGGCAGCAGCAGTGGCACTAGCAGCTGCAGCAGCCGCAGAAGCGGTAGCCTCTGCAACCTTTTCAATCACTAAGGCTGCTTGGCTTGCTGCATCATCGGTAGCATCCCCTGAACCGCCAGGGCCACGGTAAATCGCCATTTAGACTCCAAACAATTTAGTAGTCACCGGAGTAAACTGCGTCTTGTACCAATCCTCTAAAGGCTTAGATACATTCACGTTACTCGTTGGGAACAATCGGTTATAGTTCTGCTGTACTTGCTGATAATACTCAGGCGTGTTCATATTCATGCCGCCATAAGTACCTGTAAAGGGTTTAATATCAGGAGTCAAAGCAGTTGAAGGCGTTGAAGATGTTTTAGTAACCTTAGACAATAAGCCTGTGGTGCCAAATAATCCAGCTCCAAACCTTAGAAGATTAGCTATCTGAGCAGGGGTTAGACCAGTGTCTTTCTGTTCAGTGGTTGTTGTAGTGTCAGTCGCTAGAGCGTTAGACACGTCAGCCAAAGTATTACCAGCGGTAGCGTCTGCTGCTAAGTCTTGTCCACTTATATCACTACCTTCACCAGCCAAAGCGATAGCAATATCATCAAGAGTATTAGCAGTTCCTGTCGTTGTATCGGATGCTAAGTCTTGACCACTGACTGCATCACCTTCACTCGACAAAGCAATAGCTACATCGTTTAAGGTATTAGCGCCAGTGCCTGTATCAGCGGAAAGATCCTGCCCAGACACTGTAGTATCTTCCGTCAATACATCAATAACGTCTTGAATAGTGTTACCGCCTACAGAGTCTGCTGCTAAGTCCTGCCCTGACACTACGGTGTCTTGACCGCCTGTAACAGTGTCTTCTTGCGTAGCTGTAACAGTATCCTCTACTGTACCGCTCACTACCGTATCTTCGGTAAGTTTATTTATGATATCATCCAGCGTAGAACCAGTTAACGTATCAGCAGCTAAATCTTGACCGGATACTACAGTGTCTTGACCACCAGTGACTGTATCTACCGTAGTTGAAACAGTATCCTCACCCGTGCCGCTTACAATAGTATCAACACCTGTACCACCCTGGGTAGTAGCTTCGCCTCCAGTGACAGTATCCGTACCTTCTGATCCAGTAACGGTATCAACCACCGTCGATACTGTATCTTGTTCCGTTGTTTCTATAACAGTATCTTCAGTGAGTTTCTTTATAACATCATCAAGGGTGTTACCAGTGAGCGTATCTGCCGCTAAGTCCTGTCCGGACAATAGCGTATCTTGAGCAGTCACCGCAGGAATAGTATCAGCAACTGTGGCAACAGTATCTTGAGCAGTTACCGCCGGTATTGTATCTTGAGTAAGTACGGAAATAATATCGTTAACAGTGTTACCTAGAATACTGTCAGCGCTTAAGTCCTGTCCTGAGATAAGATCCTCATACTCAGAACCTTTAAAAGCCTCCTGAACTACCGATGTAGTATCCTGGAAGATACTAGGAGCCTCTTGAGTAACTACTGGAGCTTGTTGAGTCGGTGCAGGAGGACCAACAAGTTCATTAGAAAGTGTACCAAGCTTGTTTAAGTTATTGGCAAAAGCATTCGTTAGTGCTGTCTCAAACGGCTGTCCAGTGAACAAACCTTTAATAAAATCCTGCCCAATTACACCAGCAGTTTGAGAGCCCGTAATGTCTGCCAGTGTTGAACCTACTCCAAGCTGATTCAAACCCTCACCAAGAAGCAAACCTTTAGCAACAGAACCTAGATTACCTTCATCAATGGCTGCTGCTGCGCTTAAAGCCGTACCAAGCCCAGGCGTAACAGCGTTACCGATGATTGTTCCTACAGGTCCAAGACTCTTGTATATATCCCCTAAATCTCCAATGACACTACCTAAGAACCCGCCACCTTGTCCTGGTGTGTATTGAATTTGTCTTGTGTAGTCTGCAACAGGCGCATACCTGCCAGTGCTAGGGTCAGCTTGAATGACTCCACTGATTGTTCCACCAGCAACTTGGTTAGGAGTGGAGAACTGATAAACACCCTCCTGAGGAGTAGGCCTGAGATATAATGTATCGAAACCAGGACGCTCACCGGTTGTTATTGCTAGTTGCGTTATGGGAAAACCCCATTCATCGGCTCCAATTTCAACTTCTTTTAACTTAGCTGTGCCGTTCTCCATCCCAGTCATTACACGACTGAATGCTTCAGATTCGTTGCTCCAGTAAGCCCGCATGCGCTGGCTATCAGTAAGAGAAGTAGCCAGATCGGAAGAGCACACGTCTGAACTCCAGTCACTTAGGCATCTCGTATGCCGCTTTCTGCTTGCAAAAAAAAAATATCATTCA